CGTGAAACTTAGATGCTTTATCTTCTTGTTCTTTTATATTACCCTTATACATATTAAAATAATTTATTTACGTCGAGTCCTGATCCTTTTTGTACATAAGTACCATTTTTAGTTTTTGGAACTAATTTGTATTTAAATTGTTTTACGTATGCATTGTCTTTTACCCCATCTTCTGTTGCCTTAGGTCCAGGACCTAATGTTGCACCAACTCCTTCTTTTTTAATTTTTTTTTTCTTTTTTTTAAAAGCATAAGGTGTTGCATATTGCATTCCGGTACCAGCATTAAAGCTAGCGGATCCTGCTCCACCACCAGTAGTAGACATTTCATCTATTTCTTCTTCTTCTCTGACTGCTTTTCTGTAATCTGAAGGGTAGTTGTTTCTAACATGAGTACGAATTACATTTCTTAATTGTTTTGCCTGTTCGTATATGTCTAGGAATTTTTTATCATCTTTAGCCTTTTGGTACACACCTTTAGCTGTATCCGTTAATTCCATAGAATCTTCAACTAGTTTAGATAAATTAGGAACATAATCAATAGACCAAGATATAGCACCAGTTACAGGGTCTTTATCTGTAACTACAGATTTTACACCTCCAGTAACCTTAGTATCGCCTACCTCTATTTCTTTAATCTTATATTTATATCCCATTTGCTATCTGAATTTCATTTACTAATTGGTAATAACGTAACAAATCGACTAAATTATTGTCTCCAACTTTGTCTGTTTTCTTTAATTCAGTTAAAAATTTAGCTACTTCAGTAATTTTAATTTGAGTAGCTTTATCTTTAATATCTTTAGATGATTCCTTTAATATTGATTTTAAATCTATTATTTTTGAATTATAAAAGTTTCTTAAATCTGGGGTTGAATCGACGGAATTAATATATTCTTTAAGTACTTGTTTTTGATCATTAGTAAACACATCATACTTATTATTAAACTTTTCTAATAATACTTTATACGTTAAAGTTCTTACATCACTATCATATGTAGAAAATTCTTCAATTACTGTTTGTTTAGAATCATCAGTAACTTCCTTTTTTGTTAAATGTTCTAACAATGTAACTTTGTTATCTACTAACTGTGTTGGATTTGAAATAGATTTAGAATTAATATTTTCTATTAAAGTATATAAAGCTGCTAATTCTTTATAATTTGTAATTTTAGAACCAAAGAAAGATTCTAAATTATAATGTTTTTTTATTTCATTAATCAAATTATATTTTTGCTTTTTTAAAGACTTTCTATTAAATTTAGTAGATGCCTCTAATATAGTATTAATAACTAATGTAGCTCTACCTTCGGTTACTACTTTAGATTTAAGTATAGATTCATATAATTTATATTCTTTACCTAAAGAAGTATTAACAAAATATTCTTTTAGTATATCGATAGCCGGGGAATTACCACCCTTAAGAGTGTCTGCTGTAATTTGGCGTACTAGCAATTCAAAAAGAATTCCTGTATTTTTGTATTTTGAGTGTTTAATATTCATTAAAAAAATATTTTATTATAAATATATAAAAATTATTGTTCCTTCAATTGAGATTCATCTAATAAACTACTATCATCCTTATCTTCTTCAAATATTAATTTTTTTCCACCTAAACTATCTAGGGATTTAAATATATCTTTATTCTTTAAAAAAGTAATTTTAGCAGCTTCAAAAGTAGGTCTTAAAGTGTCACCTTCATTTTTATCTGTATCTTTCATACGTTTAGTTCCTAACCTATCTTTACCAAAGTTATCTGCTTGAGTATTTCTTTTAGTAATTGAATCTATAGGACGACCTAGTTCTGGTTTTTCATTGTAACCATCAGGTACATTACCTGGGTCTGACATTGTTCTTCCCTTACCATATAGTGAGGCTAAATCATGAGGTGTACCATAAGATTTACCAGTTTCTACAGGGTCATTACCTTCAGCTTCAATTTGTGCTAACCTAAATTTACGTTTAGCATCTTCTCTAGCTAAATCTCTATACTCATCATATTGGTCTTCACTAAAGTGATAGATATTATCATAAATCCAATCAGATGGAACTAAACCTTGTTCTAATAATGTACCAGAAAGTTCAGCTTTAGACTTCATTAATTCAATCCTTTCCTGATCATAAATGATAGAAGGGGTTGTCATATCTAGTGTAAAATTAGTTAAGGATTCATCTGTATACCCTTGGGTGTATAAGTGAACTAAGGCAATTTTATTTAATTCAGAAAGAATAATTCTTTGGATTCTATCAATGGTACGAGCAAATCTAATATCTTGTTGAGCTAAAGTTGCTTTACCTTCTACACCTTCTTCATAACCTAAAAATGCTTTTGGAATTTTAAGTGCAGCAAATAATTTGCCTCTTAAGTATTCTACATCTTGGATACCATCATATTGTAAACCAGGAGAAGTATCTATCTTAGTTGTATTATCATTACCACGAACTGGTATATAGAAATCTTCAAGCATATTTTGCATATTATACTTCAAGTTATATTCTCCTGTTTTTTCATCTATCATAGGAGTACGTTTCATACTTGAAATAGTTTTTTGCATAAATGTTTCTATTTCGTTTGGTGGGATAGCTCCAACGTTTACATAAAATACTCTTTTTTCTGGGGCACGAGCAATTCTATGAATTAACATTGCGTCTTCCATTAACGAATATTGTTTATATAATTTTCTTGCAGGTTCAATATATGCTCTACCATAGGGAAGATAATTAACATCTCCTACTAACCTAAAATGAGCCATTTCATAATTATCGAATACAATTCCTGTAGTGTTATCAGGGTTTTGATTTACTGTATAATAACCAGAACCTACGCTTCCACCTCCATTAATCCCTTCTGGGTTATATAAATACCTAATGGCTGCTGGATTTTTTTCATCATATCCTTCTTGTCTTTCCATATGGTAAGCTGTATAAGGTATAACATTATACACACCAAATTTTTCTGCTATTTCTAATTTTAAGAAAAAATCCCCATATTTACACATTTGACGTATCCACATCCACATATTAAATTCAATATTTAACACATCATAAAATAAATTATATAGTATTTTTTGGATATCTTCATTAGCACTTCGTATAGATAATACTTCACCCATATCATTCTTAAGTGTAGATTCATCAGCTAATATATCTAAAGCAGAGGCAATAATAGCATCTTGATCCATTACATCATACTCTGAATAGATCATTGTTCTTAGATATTGATAATTTAGGTTAAACTGTGCTCCATATAAAGAAGAAGGAGCAGTAGAATATATTCTATTATATCTATCTACTAGTGCATTAGTTTCATATTCACCACTAGACTGAACATGACCTGAATCAATTGTTTTAATTTGGTTTCCACCAACATTCCTGATTACTACATCTGTTGAAAATAATCTTTTTAATCTGTTAAATACGCTTTTATCAGCCATAATTTATTATTATTATTATAAATATTACTATAGGAGCCAACTAATATCTTCTTTACCATCTTTAGTTTTTATATGGTAAGGATTATCTACACCTTGTGAAAAACCATAACTACCTTGATATGGTGTTCTATTAACTTTCATGTTATTTAATGTAGATTTAGTTAAATCCAATCCCCTTTGTTTAAATTTTAATGCCGTGTCTCTAATATACATAGCGGTACCAAATGCCATTACTAAATCATCATTGTATCCTGTTTGTGCCTCTGCTCTACCATTTTTCCAAATAAATACTTTCATTTCTTCTACTAACCTTTTTGAATAAATGGTTACACCTTTGTCTGCTATATATTCTTGAAATTTTCCTATAACCATAGGTCGTGTTCTAGATGACATAGTAAACCCAGGAACCATTTTTGAATGGTCTTGGTATTTGTCAAAATACGAATTAGCATTGGCTTCTCCACTCTTTTGTGAATAATAAAGATTAGAATATTGTCTGTCTATAGCAACTTGTATAGTTGCCCACCCTATATTTGCATTTTCTATTACTAATAACGCCTCGTTATATTCAGTAGCTAAACCTACTAATAAGTGACCAAATTCTTTAGTACCTATTTGTCCTTTATATTCTGCAACTTGTACATTAGTTTCAACATCCATTACATGGCAGGTAGAAAAATCTTTTCCATCCCCACGAGCAACATCAGCTACAACTATGTATGATCTTGTATAATCCGCATTTTCCCAAACCCAAAGGTTTTGGTCTGCTCCTCTACGTTCTAATGGGTCTTTGATAAAACTTTTTTCATAATATTCTAAATATTCATTATAAAACACTATATCACCAGAGGTACTAAAATCACAATCACATTCTTGTGCCGCTAGTCTAGGGTCACCTAATAAGGCATCTTGAGCATCCCTCCATGTTTGGTCTCTTTCAGGATGTACATACCAAGGTAATTTAATAGGTAAAAAATCATTTTCCCCATTTTCAGCTTTAACCCAAGTTTGATGGAACCAATTACCAGTACCATAAGGAGTAGATAGTACAATAGCACCACCACCCGTTGCTAATGTTTGTTGTGCAGAAGCCCATGTCTCAGCAATATTATCAATAAAAGCGGCTTCATCAATAATTAGTAAAGATACTGCTTCTGAACGTGCGGCATCAGCATTTGAAGATTTTGCTTGTATTTTTGAACCATTAGTTAATCTTAATGATAATTTATTATTTTCAGCAGAATCTACTTTAAGCCATGAGGGTAAATTATCCCACATAAATTGTACTTTTGTTACTAAGTTTCTTGCTGTTGCTTGTGTAGTTGCTAATGCTAATACATTTCGGTCTTTATGAAAGGTCATTAACCAAAGTGAATAACCTGCGGCTAAAGTTGATATACCTAACTGTCTAGATTTTAATATAGCACTATAATCATTATTTTGAAATAACGTTAATACCTTTTCTTGAAATGGGTATAAATTAAATTGTATACGACCACGTTGAGGATGCTGTATATAACAGTATTTACGCATAAAATGTACTGGGTCTTGGGCACATTTTAAGTATTCTTGACGTATTACTTTTTTTAAATCAGACATACTATTTTACTAAAAGTACAGCAGCTAAAACAGCTACTACTCCAGCCCCTGCTGTTA